ATCTGCGACGACAACGATTTTTTTTGAAGTACATCTCCAACAGGCGGCAATTGAAGAGGATCTAATATACCCAACCTTACTTCAAGATCTTTTTTTTCTGCAACTAGGGCAATTATAGTATCATTTTGCTTTTCAATTTTAGCGTGTAGTTCTTTTATCTCGAAATTCAAGGAGTCCTGCATGTTTTTATAGTCTTTATACATATTATATATAAAAGAAGTATCTACAGTATTAATTGAAGCCTCCTCTTGTACTTGTTCTTCTTTTAGCATAGAACC